ACGGTCGTCCCAACCAACATCAAGCGTTGTACCACCCGTACCCGCAGCGACTGAGGTACTGTCAACGAACTTGAATGCCTTTTCGCCATAGATAACACTAGTACCACTCAACGTGAAGTTCTCACGCATTCCTTGTCCGAGATAATCCCGGCCAATGACTGTGACAACCTGATCGGTGCTAGCATTACCTGTACAACGGAGACAACGCCCGTAAGAGGCATCAATCATCCCCGCCGTGGTAGTAAGAGAAGTAGAACTACCATCAAACGTGGACTTGTAATCCGAGCTTGTATGGGTTGCAGCAGAAGTACCAATTGTAACACCGTCCCAGATACCGTCTGCATCAAGCGCAGCAGGAGCACCAAGGGAAACAAGGTGTTGATCACCCACGACATCAGCAGAAAATTCCATATTAGGAACGTACTGACTAATACTACGTGGGAAGTAGTCCTGAAGGACTTTAGACATAACTTATCTCCTAGAGGTTCGCGGAGGTGTAGGAGCGTCCACGGTTAGAGAGTTGTTCTGAGCGAGATTTCAAACTTTGTCCACTCGCGGCACCCATGTCGTCACCAGTATCCATGTTGACTAACGAAGGTTCATTCAGAAAACCTTGCCGCTTCATCTCTTCTTCCGTCCATACATGGACAGAGGCACCGTTAGGGAAATAAACCATCCAACCTGCATTAACAGACTCTTCGATCTCATCGAATCCGCCTAGCAGCTTATTGTTTCCCTCTTTATTAAGAACAGGCTCACCTTTAGCGTCCCGTTCAATCTTGGGAGAAACAAACTTACGGTTCCTCTTGCCCTTCAGCTTGTGTACTTCAAAGCGAGGCTTGATGTTTTCGGTCATCCCCTTTAAATCCTTTATTAAGCGTTAATCAAGACTGCATGAGTACGGAAAGACTTCCATAGACACCACTGTCCCTGCCATACAATACGACGGCCATGAGCGTCAATCGTCCACGGGGCGACTAACTCTTTGACCTTCATATTAACATGTTTGAGAACATGTAAGCGGAGGAATTTGCTGTTAATGAAGTATGCGTTATTAACTGGGCAATCTTCATCATATAGCATGGGAATATTCTGGTGTTTGACGCCAGAGAATCCCAAGTCCATCATCTTCTTACCAGAGTTTGACTCTGACAGGTTGATGACGATCTTATCACGCACCGCAGTTCGATAGTGCCGATACAAGTTTCTACCTGTGAGGATAACATCAGGCTTGTCACCCTTAAGTGTCAAGTCCATCAGGATATCATCAAAAGCTTCTTCAATGTTCGTGCTATCGAGGTTACCATTGAAGTCGTATGCAGAAGTCCGCCACTGAGTTTCATTGGCACGATTGATGTTGCCAACAGTTCCAGTAGTGGGATCAGCCGGAATGAGAAGCCCAAGCCCTTGTGGGTCAGTACCAGCGCCAGAAGCATAGAGATACTCGGAGAACTTCTCCTTAATACTCTCTTCTAGAACATCGATCTTGGCCTTCATCAGTTTGAAGATTTGAGCCGCGCCTTGGTTCTCATCTTCTTCCTGGTCTGAGATCACAACCGAACCAGCAACACGCGCCCAATTGTAAGTGACAGTATCGAACTCACTAGTTTGAGCAATCGGCTGTTCGTCATAGTACTCATACGAACTGATATTAGGATTACGTCCCAAAGTCAAAGGGTTCGTAATCTCATGTCCACCGTCTTCAAACTCCACACGACTATTCGCAAATGCCCAAGCCATAAGGGCATTGGACTTAATAGAAGCTAAGATCAGCTTCTTACGCGACCTAGTGAGGGTAGATTCAAGAACAGTGGCAATCGGTGAACTTGCCATGTTTCCATCCTAACTATGTTATACCAGCGGCATTCATCGACTCTCTAATGATGTCGTCGAATGACGTATTTACATCAGCCACTTGTGGGGTATTAGTAACGTTATTAACGTTAACACCCCCATCGGGTGGTTGCGGCGTATTGTCTCCAGGAACAGGGTTATTACTAACTTCTGATTGCAACTGTTCTAGGGATTTCGTCCAGTCTAATCCTCTTGAGAGGTAATAGTTCTGGAGTTTATAATACGCGGCTTCTGGTGACAAGCTAGGTTCTTGTGTAAGAAGTCGGGCGAGGGAGTTTTCATGGACAGCAGCATCGGGATGGTTACTTGAAAACTCATTGTAAATCTCAAGTGCGCGATCATTTACGTCTTGTGTGTCAATTCTCTCTTGGTGTTCACTCAAGAGGGGAGCAAGAGCTGATTCTAGCATTTGCTTGACAGCACCAGCGTCCAAACCGGCATTGCCAAGTTCTTCTATATTATGCCCTGAAGCTTGGGCTTGTGTCAACATGTATTTCAATGTATTAACCGGGTCAGTTTTATATGCTGCTATAATTTGGGCACCGGTTATTACTTCTTCTGGAGAGAGATTATACTGTGTGCCAATATTGCCAGCATCGTTAATAGCTTGTAACTGACCTCTAAGGTTTTCTACTTCCCTTGTGGCAGTGTCAGCTCTTGTTTTTTCTTTTTGCGCTGTTTCGTAGAAGCGCCTTTCTTTTCCTCCGGTGGCAATGACGTTTCCACTCCTGTCAACGAGGTCTTGGGGACCAGCAGCCGTTTTTGTTCTTTGGTAGTCTTCAGTGCCATCTGTAGCACCTTGTTTACCACTGGCTCCATCGCTCGTTCCTGTAGAGTCCGCCGCCGTTGGACTATCTGTCGTGCTCTCTTCCGTGCTACTAGTGGATTCATCCCCTTCTCCGATGCTATCAAGAATAGCTTCGTCGGTTGTAATAATTTCTGTGTCATCTATCATAACTCTTCCCCTTACTGTACAACAGGCGGACTTGCCTGTGGTGGTGCAGCACCATTACCGCCAGGGGGTTGTTGTCCCAAGGCTGCTTGTAATGCTTGCTGCGGTGGAACTCCAGATTGAATAGCAGATTGTACCTGTTGCTTCACTTCTGGAGGCATCTGTGCTAATAATTCTTTCAATTGTTCAGGGCTGGCATTAGCTACTGCTGGTCCACCTTGTGCACCGTCTCCAGGTGCAGTAGGTTCTCCACCAGCTTGTTGTGTAATTGCCTCGATAAGTTCATCCCAATCTTCTTCACGCATTGTAACTTCATCAAACGCTTCTTGCATAACAGATAGCATGACTTTGAGGACTGGGCCTGGAGCGGCATTAACAAATTGTCCTAACACTTGGCCAAGCTCAAGAGCTTCTTCTTTCTTTGCTGCACTGGTTGGTTTCTTAGTGGAACCACCAACAACTTGTATAGAGAGTTGTGAAATCTCTTCGGGAGCCATATTCTCCCATGCTTCTCCTGATTCACCGACTAGGGCGATTACATCTTCTTTTTCCATGTTCATCAGGCATAGTTGTGTAACTCCCCAGTAAATGGCGCCAATCCAATCCTCAATCTGGTCTGACTTCTCATCTACGCGCATATTGGATGCTTGGGAGTTAGCTTGCACCGCGGCCTTGTTAGTATTCGTTTTAAACTGTTCACCACGAAGAACTGCACCTACAGATGAGATCCGATCAATTGCTCTGTACTTTGATTCTTTATCGAATATCTTCTCGAACTGAAGTGATGGAGGCACAATCGAAGCGATCACATCGTTTAGTCTAATATCTGGTGGGACATTGAGTCCTCTAGCTGTACCATCATCACCATTAAGCACCGCTGTAGCATCTTCTTGTGAAATGACATTACTATTAAAGAAGATATTGCGTCTAGCCCACCTACGAGCACGGCGATCCTCATCAGTAATCTCGTTGATAGCATCTTGTTGATCTAGATAATATGAGACCTCGCCTTTGGTGAGTGGACCATTAGGACTTTCAAAGAATGTAAGTGGATAGAACGGGAAGAATGTATCAAGACTCAGAGGATCATCCCATACCCAAATTGGCCACGTCCAATCATTGTTATTGAACATGAGGACACGACGAGTCACCTTATCCCAGACTATGAAGACCTTAGTCATCTTTGCTTTATTGAATGATTCTTCATCGGTGAAGCCAAATGATTTAGCAGTGTCAGTTCTCTCATTAGAGAAGATACTATAATTCTCTACGTTCTTTATTCCATCATCACCTTCAAGAGTCGCCTTCATAACATGAGTAGGCGCATATATTGATTTATACTCCTGAGAATTCTTCCCTTTCTTAGCATACTTGGCCAAGATATACTCAGTAGGCAACATGTCTTCTTCAATGATCCAGTTTGCATCAGAGAGGTCAATCTCTTTTGCATTAGGATCAACAAGGACTTGGAAAGGAGTTTTGATCTTTGCCCATGGACCAGATGGTTGAAGGATATCGATGGACTCTTCTAATGCCTGCAACTGGCCTTCGATCTCTACAATCTTCTTAGTATCTTTGGCTTTCTCTAATTGCTTGGCTAGCATCTCCAAATCGATAAGCGCGTTTTCGCTGCTTTCAGCTTTGTTCGTCCAGCCAATCTTGACCCATGCACGATTCGTAAGAAGACAAGTAACAACTGCGCGTTTAGCTTTCGGCTTCATGTTGATTCCAGGAGCCGCCTTCCGAGTGCCTAGAACATTAACAAGGCGCTCAAGGATTGTAGCTAAAGGCTTTTTACTTTCAACATTAGAAGTAAATTCTGCTCGGGGATTCCTAGCATATAACGCTGGGACCATTGTCGTGACATTAGCAAAGACTACGTTCTCAGTCTCTGTAATATTATCATTGAGTTTGCGATTGCCTAGCCTATTTCCAGAGACATGTTCTTGTCCATCTCTATGTCCGAGTTGATCGTTCTCGAAATATCTTATTGCCTCCGACCAAGCTTCACGAACGCCTTCAGTATGGACTTGAACTTGCGCCACACGCGACTTCCAAAATTTACCAGTCGCTTTGGAGACGGGAATTTTACTATCACCCACAACGCGATAAACAGGATCACGACGACGAGAACGGCGCTTAGGCTTTGCTTCTCCGAGGGATGCGTCAATATTCGCGTCTACTTCTTCTGGAATCTGTTCATCGGCCATCTTGTTGTCCCCTTGCCTTCAACCGATTACTCATAGCTTGTCTGATGGAATTAACTTGTTCTTTCGTCCCACCTAACTCTCTAATTCTGTCTTTAAGCTGTTGAGTACTCGTAGGCTGGTTCGTCTTGCGGTTTCTAGCTTCACGAAGGACTAAAGTCTTTATTAAAGAGAGAAGTTCATTGCTTTCAACGTTTCTGGAACCAGAAAGTCTATCACGTAGTCCTTGGACTGGTTCTGGTGTTCCTTTCTCCCGACTCTTTGCAGTAGTCTGGGAAGCTTCACGCTTGAACTTTTGTAGACGACTCTTTGCTTGTCCAAGTTCATTGAACAACTCTTGGTCGTCCACCATCTCACCAGTCTTAGGATTGATCTTAGGCGCACCAGCCACTCTAGAATCTATATTACTAAGATCAAGTGCATCCTCAAGACCACCTACTCCGCTTTCCTTTCCAAAGACCTTCTTCGCTTCTTGGTCTACTTCTTTTCCTCTGATAACATCTCTAGCAACATTGAGGACTTCTGCTCGATCACGTTCTGTAGGAATACGACTACGAGTGATGCCTCGTTCATTCAAGATGCGACGAATCTCTTCAACTTGTCGAGCTTCTTCATCTCCAAACAAGTTGTCCATCTCTTCTAGAGTGTTTCGTCCTTTTCGTGTTACTCTGTCTTTAGGAGTAATCTCTTCTAATGCTTCTGCTCCTAATGCCTCTCCACGCTCAGGTGTTTCATCAAAGACACTCTTAGACTGTGTAGATGGAATGTTAGGATCGAGTTCTCTAGCCTCTTGAGCGGCCTCTTCAAATGGATTAAGCCTTCGTTCTGCAACTCCTACAGACTCGGTAGGAGTAAGAGTATCTATAGTCGGTCCTGGCCCTCTTGCATGACGATCTACAGGGATAGTAGCAGGAGAAGGAATGCGACTCCTCATAGGCTCCTCAAAAAGAGGAAGGACTTGTTCAATTATCTCTGTATCATCAAGAGTAGGAATTTTCTGTCCTGTTCGATCTTGAAGTGCTTTCAGAATGCCTTCTCTAACGCCAGGATCAAACTCCCCACTGGTCTTGGGAGCTTTGCCACCAGCAAGCTGATTAATGAGTTCTCTAAGCAACTTTCCACTAGCCATGACGAGCAGACCTTCTATCAGATTGAATGTCTCTTTCTCCCCACTTATACCAGCCAACTTGCTTAGGCTTCATCTTTGCCATGATTACAGATACATTAGGACGATGAGATAGCAGATACTTTGTAGTATCCATCGCATGATCGTCCTTGTCCACAGGCTTGTCTATTTGTTCGCCGGTTGGATTCTTCTGCCAATAGTAATCACTGATTTCATTAATCCACCAATCAAGCTTATCCGAGACATACAAATAAGGGGAATTGTATTCTCCGGTAATCGGGTTCTGATGGTTTCGTTGTGGGATGAGATATTGATTGACTTTCACAATACCGTTAGCAATATCATTGTTCCCACGGGTACATAGGATTCCTTCTTCTAACATCATATCTGAGATAGACTTACCAACAAGTTTCTTGCCAACAGTCTTACGGCGAAAGATGTCAGGGTCAGCGAGAATCATGTTCGATGAGTCAAGTCCATATTCTTCCCGCTTTTCTTTAATGCAATTGATATGTTCTTCAAGAGAAAGTTCCTTCTCGTATCCACCGTCCATGAGGAAGACGTTCCCGAGAGCATCAACAAAGCCACAGAGATAACAAAAAGGAACAGCAAGTCCATAGTCATATCCTTCCAAAATGGTTAACTTTTGGGCTTGGATAGCTAGGCGCTTATAATAGTTTTCAATGGAATGATGTGATAGAACATGAACAGATTCATTGAATGTCGGATATACTAATCCTTCATAACTTGCCCATTGTCCCAATAAGAAGCGTGATCGCATTTGTCCTTTATACGATGCCTCTAATGTCTTGATATAATCAGCTTCGAGGTTCTCTTTATTCTCGTATGTAGATCCCTCAAACAATTCTATAATAGGAATTGGTTTGCGAACTTTATCGAATACCATCTTGCCATTACGGTCTGATTCACATAAAAGATCTTCATTCAAAATTCCGTTATCAAGATCATGTAA